CGCGTTACCTGCATCCCATTGTTTGTCCGGTTGGCGACAAACAACGGCGACCTAAACAATCCGTACTATGTGCCGTTTCGTCAAGCCGCGGTCCCTAAAACCAGCGGGATTGTTAGCAGCAGCATAACGGGCCGCACGCTTCAAATCGAGTTTACGGCGCGTACAGCGTCTACTTTTGCATACGCCGGGCCGGATGTGGGCGATATACTTGTAGATGAAGTTACGCAAACGGTGTTTTTTGTTCGTTCTCGCACAGGCCAGATCATCCTTGCAGACGCGCAAACAAATATAAAATCTGATGGCCTCGGTAGCTATGTGTTTATCACGCCCATAAACCTTACTTCAGGCAATTACTATTCGCTATGCACGCGGTTTTATTCTCCTACTCTGTATCTTCGCGGAAATGTAACCTCCGGCAGCGCAATCTTGACCAATTGTGCTACGGACGAACCCTATGCCTTGTGGTATGACGCTGAAATAAGCGTGGACGATTGGCTGTATGTCGATACCCAATCAAACAACTTTGTTCCGCGTGCAGACACGCAAGTAACCGCCCGCGATCAGACCGCAGGAACAATTACGCTGGCGGGCAATGCAACGCGGTCTATTACGCGGCAAAGGCTAACGATGTTTATCCGCACTCCGGCTCCAAACGCTTAGACGTTGGTTTCTCTTTAGATAGGAACTACTATGGCAGACCTTAAAATTTCCGCTCTTCCTTCCGCCACCACTCCGGTAGCGGGAACGGAAGTTCTTCCAATTGTGCAAAGCAGCACAACCAAGAAAGTCAGCATCAGCGATCTTACCGCAGGCCGCGCAGTTGCTGCGTCCAGCTTTACGGGTTCTGGTGCTACGGTTACGACTTCTTCACCAGTACTAAGCCTTTCCCAAACCTGGAATGCTTTGGCGGTGGCTTTTACCGGCGTTCTTTTTAACGCTACAGGCACGTCTGACGCAAATAGTGACGATGCGTCATTGCTTTTTGATTTGCAGTTAGGAAGCTCTAGCCGTTTTCAGGTACGCAAGGACGGGCGCGTTAACGTAGCGCCAGCGTCTACAACGGGCGGCCTTATTACTTGCGGTTCTAACAATTTTAGAACACTTCAGTTTTTGGGCGCCAATTATGGAAATAACGGTATTGCGGCTGTTCGCGGCACAGACAGTTATATCGCCGTTCGTGGTAGCGGCGGCTTTGGATGGGAAAGCGCCGCTAACAACCCTGCTACTGGTACGCTCGATGTTCTTTTAGCCCGTGACGCCGCTAACGTGTTGGCCTTGCGTAACTCTACCGCCGCGCAGACAAGCCGTATTTATGGCAGTTATACTAGCTCGACCGTCTATAAACGGCTGTCATTGAGCGCGTCCACGACCGCCGTAACTATCGCCGCCGAAACGGACACCGGAAATATGGACGTTATTTTTACCCCCGCAGGAACAGGTAACGTACAGTTTGGTACTCATGCGGCGGTCACTACCGAAACTGTGACGGGCTACATCACCATAAAAGACGCGGGCGGAACACCGCGTAAACTTGCTGTTGTGTCTTAACATGATTGATTTGCGTTTAACTCAAGAAGATATTGCTGCGTTGGCAAATCTTATGGACATGGCAGTTAAATCAGCCGGTTTAGCCGCAGTAAAAGACGCTGCGGCTATTCTCTTGAAACTAGAGATTGCGGCTAAAGAACAAAATTGTGACGAGAGTAAAACGCCATAGATACACAGAGTTGTAACCACACATAATTTGTTGTAGAGTTCTTTTTACCGTACTGGTCCGATTGACCAGGAACCGAAAGGTACGTAGATGAACGAGAACGAACTAGCGGGTGCGCCCGCGCCGGAACAGGCCCCCACGGCTGAACCTGTTGCCGCACCAGATACACCGCCGGAGCCCGAAACTGAGGGCGCAGCCAAATCTTTCACACAGGAAGAAGTGGATGCAATTTTCAGCAAGCGCCTCGCAAAAGCACAACGGAAATGGGACCGAGAGCAAGCGCAGAAAGCCAAGTCACAGCCCGTTCCGACGGAACCGCTGAAAGCTGACGACTTCGCAGATGCACCATCCTACGCCGACGCCCTTGCCGAACGCAAAGCCCAGGAACTCTTGGCTAGGCGCGACGCAGAGGCCGAACGCGCAGCAACGCTCGACGCCTATCACGACCGTGAAGAGGAAGCCCGGAACAAGTACGACGACTTTGAACAGGTCGCGTACAACCCGAAACTCCCCGTCACGGAAACGATGGCGCAGACCATTCAGGCAACCGATAACGGTCCCGATGTAATCTATTACCTCGGATCAAACCCTAAGGAAGCCGAACGGATTGCGCGCCTATCACCGCTCTTGCAGGCACGGGAAATCGGAAAGATTGAAGCCAAACTCGGCGACAATCCACCGGCCAAGAAAACTTCCACCGCCCCGGCACCGATTGCTCCGGTCACGGCCCGTACCTCAACAGGTACGCCTGCATACGACACCACCGACCCGCGTTCTGTGAAGAACATGTCAACGTCGGAATGGATCGAAGCGGAACGGCTGCGCCAGATCAAGAAGTACGAGGCTAACCGCAGACGCTAGTCCATAGGACATAGACATCATGGCTAACAGCCTTCTTACCATCGACATGATCACCCGCAAGGCTCTCGAAATCCTTGAGAACAACCTGGTGATCACCCGCAACGTGAACCGTCAGTACGACGACAGCTTCGCTGTCGAAGGCGCCAAGATCGGTTCGACCCTCCGCATCCGTCTGCCCGACCGCGCTCTGGTCACGGACGGTGCAGCGCTTCAGGTGCAGGACGACAACGAGCAGTTCACCACGCTCGCCGTTAACAACCAGAAGCACATCGGCGTGAACTTTACGTCGGCCGAACTCACCATGCAGCTCGACGATTTCGCCGAGCGCGTGCTGAAGCCGCGTATTTCGCAGCTTGCCTCGTCCATCGACGCGGACGTTGCCAGCTCCTACAAGGGCGTCTTCTCGACCGTTGGCACTCCCGGCACGACCCCGGCCACTTCGCTTGTCCTGCTTCAGGCCCAGCAGAAGCTGAACGAGTACGCGTCCATGATGCCGAACCGCTACGCGACCGTTAACCCGGCCGCCAACGCCGGTCTGGTCGAAGGCATGAAGGGCCTCTTCAACCCCGTGGACACGATCTCCCGCCAGTTCAAGAACGGCATGATGGGAGAGGGCGTCCTCGGCTACGAGGAGATCAACATGTCGCAGTCGATTAAGCAGCACACCTGTGGCACCCGCGTCGCTACGGGCGCTACGGTCAACGGCAACGCCTCGGAAGGCGCTACCACGATCACCCTCGCTTCGGCCGGCAACGCGCTGACGTTTACGGTGGGCGACGTGTTCACCGTGGCTGACTGCTTCTCCGTCAACCCGCAGACCCGCGAAAGCACGGGTTCGCTCCAGCAGTTCGTCGTGACGGCCGCCAACACCTCGACCTCGGGCGGCGCTGTAACTCTGGCTGTCTCGCCGGCGCTCTACTCGCCGTCGAACGCTCTGGCTACGGTCAGCACCCTTACCATCACTGGTAAGGCCGTGGTGTTTGTCGGCGCGGCTTCGACTGCCTACCCGCAGAACCTGATCTACCACAAGGACGCAATCTCGTTTGCCACGGCTGACCTGCTCATGCCGAGCGGCGTCGATATGGCGTCTCGTCAGGTTCACAACGGCATCTCGATGCGTATTGTGCGCCAGTACGACATCAACAACGACCGCCTGCCGTGCCGCATCGACGTGCTGTATGGCTATGCCGTCATCCGCCCGCAGATGGCTTGCCGTCTCTGGGGTTAACGGTTTGGGCGCTGGGTAACACCAGCGCCTTTTCTTGCACCAATTCAATCAAGAAGGACTTTTCCTCATGGCTATTCCTACTGTAGGCGGCGGCTATCAGTTTAATGATGGCAACCTGAACGAGCTTAAGGTTTCCGTTTCTGCGGCCCCGGCGACGGCGGCTGACACCGCAACCCTCACCGTGGCGCAGATCATCAACGGCATCATCATTGGCACCCCCACGGCTACGGCGGCGTACACGTTGCCGCTGGCCGCCGATTTGGATGCCGCGCTGACCAATGGTAAGGTCGGCACGGTTTTTGACTTCCGTGTCATCACCACGGCGGCCTACGTCATCACGATGACGACTAACACCGGCTGGACGATTGGCACCAGTGGTTCGCAGGGTCTGATGACCGTTGCTCCCACGGTCGGCGGTACCACTACTGCCACGGCAGGTTTTGCCCGCGCGTTCCGCGCCCGTAAGACGGGTGACGGCACCTGGGCGCTGTACGCCATCTCGTAAGCAACAGGCCCCCGCTTCGGCGGGGGCTTAACTCATCAAGGAGAACAACATGCCCAATACGAAGCCTGTTGGTGTTGCCTACGAGGACCCGTACCTCGACGGCGCCACCATCGTTAACCCGGTCTACTCGGCCAAGGGCGCAGCCCTGACGACGCAGTTGACGTCGATCACCTCGACGGCTCCCGTCACGCCGGATTACGCCATTCAGGACTTGACCTCCACGACGCCTTTTGGCTTTGTGACCAAGGACGAAGGCAATTCGGTGCTGGCCGTCATCGCCAACCTTCAGACGCGCGTTGCGCAGCTTGAAAGTCGGCTTCAGGCGCTGAGCCTCATCGCGTAACCTTACGGGCGGTCTTCGGGCCGCCCGACTTCACACAGGAAAAACATGACCACAATCTACCTTATGCACCCCAAGCACGGCGTCAAAGTTGCAACGATGGAAGCTGAAGCGCAGTACGACGAGACGAATGGGTGGCGTCGGTTTGAACTGGAAGACCTTCAGGACGACGTAGAACCGGACGCCATCTTGCCAGACGCTGAGGTTGAGGCTAACGTGATGGCCGAGGCTCCGCGTCGTCGCGGTCGCCCCCGGAAGGACGATTAGCATGACCACGGCTGGCGACATCATTTACGGTTCCTTGCGGCTCATTGGTCAGTTGGCGGAAGGCGAAACGCCTTCGTCCGAAACTGCGCAGGACGCACTTGTCGCCATGAACCAGATGATCGACAGTTGGAATACCGAGCGTCTGGCGGTTTTTTCAACCCAAGATCAGGTTGTTACGTGGCCGCCAGGTCAGCGGTCGCGCACAATGGGGCCAACAGGCGACATCGTCGCCCTGCGCCCGGTGCTGGTGGACGACGCCACCTACTTCCGTGACCCGGCAAGCGGCATTTCTTTCGGCCTCAAGTTGATCAACCAGCAGCAATACAACGGCATCGCGGTCAAGACCGTCACCAGCACGTACCCGCAAGTGTTGTGGGTCAACATGACCTACCCGAACATCGAGATGTATGTGTACCCGGTGCCGACCAAGGTGCTGGAGTTCCACATCGTCTCAGTGCAGGAACTAAGCGCGCCGGCCAATCTGGCAACGGACCTTGCGTTCCCGCCCGGCTACCTGCGCGCGTTCCGGTACAATCTGGCGTGCGAACTGGCCCCCGAATTTGGCGTTGAACCGTCGCGCCAGGTGCAGCGCATCGCCATGACCTCCAAGCGCAACCTGAAGCGCATCAACAACCCCGACGACATCATGGCGCTGCCCTACAGCATCGTTGCAACCCGCCAGCGGTTCAATATTTTCGCTGGGAACTACTGAGGTAAATCATGACCACCGTTGCCATATCCCAACTTCCTGCCGCTATCACAACCACTGCTGCGGATGAAATTCCGATTGTGCAGGGGGGCATCACCAAGAAACTGACCAACGCGCTTTTGTTCAGCACGACGTCGCTTGCCAGTGCCACGGGATTGCCGATTGTCGCAGGTACGACAGGTACTCTAACCGTAGCGCGTGGGGGCACTGGAGTTACGGCGTCTACGGGCACTGGTAACGTAGTCTTGTCAACCAGCCCGACGCTTGTTACGCCGACGCTCGGCGTCGCAGCGGCTACGTCCGTCAACAAGGTTGCTATCACGGCGCCCGCTACCAGCGCCACGCTGACAATTGCTGATGGCAAGACGCTGACGGCCAACCATTCGCTCACGCTGGCGGGTACAGACAGCACGACGATGACGTTCCCGTCTACCAGCGCGTCCATTGCGCGGACCGACGCGGCGCAGACGTTTACGGGCAATCAGACTTTTAACGGGCCTGTGATCGGGGCGGCGCAGGCACTTTCTGGCCCCGGCGCCATTAACATTACCCAGCCCGTCACTAAGTTTACTTCGACTGCCGCAGGCAACGCCTTGACCCTAGCGGACGGCGTCGAGGGGCAGACCAAGACCATTGTCTACGTTGCAGAAGCCGCAGGCGGTGACACAGGCGTACTGACGCCGACTAATCTTGGCGCAGGCACGACGATTACGTTTAACAATATAGGAGACGCTTGCACCCTTCAGTTTTTGGGTACTGATTGGTGGGCGATTTCGCTTCGTGGTGCGGTACTGGCTTAACCGATGCAGACGCCGATCCTTGGTTCAGCGTACACGGCCCGCAGCGTAAACGCTGCGGATAGCCGCATGGTGAACTTGTTTCCTGAAGTGGTGCCGGAAGGCGGCAAACAGCCTGCTTTTCTCCAGCGCGCGCCAGGACTGCCGCTTCGTGTCACCGTCGGCACGGGGCCTATTCGCGGTTTGTGGCAGCATAACTCGTATATGTACGTAGTTTCGGGCAGCACTTTTTATCAGGTGTCGTCGTCTTACGTTGCTACGGCCAAGGGAACAATCACGGGCACAAACCCGGTTACTATGGCCGACAACGGCACCCAGATCATGATTGCCGCTGACCCGGCGGGGTACATCTACAACACTTCGACAGGCGTGTTTGCGCAGATTACCGACCCGGACTTCCCCGGCGCGTCGGTCGTTGACTATCTGGACGGCTATTTCGTGTTTATCGAGCCCAACAGTCAACGCATTTGGGTGACGGCACTCCTCGACGGCACCAGCGTCGATCCGCTGGACTTCGTCAGCGCCGAAGGCGACCCTGACGACATCATCAGCATGATCGTAGACCACCGCGAAGTGTGGCTGTTTGGAAAGAACTCGACAGAGGTGTGGTACAACGCCGGGCTGTCGGACTTTCCGCTGGTCCGCATCCAAGGCGCGTTCAACGAACTAGGTTGCGCGGCGCGTTACAGCGTCGCCAAGATGAACAATCAAGTTTATTGGCTGGGAGCGGATGATCGAGGGCGCGGGATTGTCTACGTCGCCAATGGTTACCAAGGCCAGCGCATCTCGACGCATTCGGTTGAATGGCAAATTCAGTCTTACGGCTCGATGACGGACGCTATTGGGTTCACCTACCAGCAGGACGGGCATTCTTTCTATGTGCTGGTGTTCCCCACGGCTGCCAAAACATGGGTCTACGACGCTTCGACAGGCGCGTGGCATGAACGCGCCGGGTGGAACAATCAATGGACGCGCTACCGCGCGCAGGCGCAGGTTTTCTATAACAACGAAAACCTCGTTGGGGACTACGAGAACGGCAATCTTTACGCGCTTGACTTGAACAACTATGCGTATAACGGCGAAGTGCAGCGTTGGTTGCGGTCTTGGCGCGCGCTGCCGACGGGGCAAAACAATTTGCGCCGTACGGCCCAGCACGCGCTCCAACTTGATTGTGAAACGGGCGTTGGACTTGAACAATACCCCGCTTATGCCGCCGAAGATTTAATCGCAGAAAACGGCGATCTTCTTTTGGCCGAATACACGCAAAACGACATTATAACGGAAAGTGGCGACCCGCTTACCACGGAAGCTGGCGACGAATTTGAAACCCTTGTTGATGTGCCAAACTACCCCATTTCGTTTGTTCCGCCTATGTACATAACGACTACAGCTTATTCAGCCGCACCGGGATACGACCCGCAGGCTATGCTTCGTTGGTCAGATGACGGCGGTCACACTTGGTCGAACGAACACTGGCGCTCGATGGGCAAGCTCGGCGCTTTCGGATACCGCACCATTTGGCGCCGTCTTGGCATGACCATGAAAATCCGCGACCGCGTTTACGAGGTGAGCGGCACCGACCCGGTCAAGATTGCCATCATGGGCGCAGAGTTGCAGATCAGCAGCACCAATGCCTAACATCACCAACATCACCCCGCCGCGCGTACCGCTGATGGACCCTAGAAACGGGTTGATCTCGCGCGAGTGGTATTTGTTCTTTCTAAGCCTGTACGATCAAACTGGCGGCAGCGTCGTGTCCTTGGAAGACGTCCAAAAGGGACCGCCGACGCAAGACATCGACCTGTCGGCACTACTGGCGCAGGCGTCCCTGAACGCCGAGAGTTCGTCAGCGCTCCTGTCGCAGTACGCCCAGCTTGCCACCGACGTGCAGGCGCTGGCTTTAAGGCCGGCCGACACGCCGCAACTACCGCGTCTGCGGTACGGGTCGTTCTACGACACGACGGACCAGACCGCTGCCGTGATCAATACGGCCTACGCCATGACGTTCAATTCGACTGACCTCAGCACAGGCGTAACCATCGGCACACCTACGTCGCGGGTGTACGTGGATACGCACAACGTCTACAACATCCAGTTCTCGGCGCAGTTTGTTAACACCGCAGGCGGCACGCATAACGTCTGGGTGTGGCTGCGCAAAAACGGCACAAACGTGGCAAACTCAGCCACGACGTTGCGTCTTCAGGGCAACAACGCCGAGGAAGTTGCGGCGTGGAACTTTCTGCTCGACATGAACGCGGGCGACTATTTTGAGCTTATGTGGGAGGTGTCGGATTTGGCCGTGTCGCTGTTAGCCGACCCCGCGTCGGCTGTCCACCCGGCTATCCCGTCCATCATCCTCACCGTCACTGACAATATCAGCGCTTAGGAGGTCATCGTGACCGTAACTGTAACCGTACTTGTTCCCGCACAGACCGCCAACAACTCGCAGTCAACCGTCTACACCGCGACGGGCGTCACGGCGATCATCGACAAGTTCACCGCCACCAACTACAGCGGGACCGCCGCGACGATCAGCGCGAACCTGGTCACAAGCGGTGGCACGGCGGGTAACAACGATTTGATCGTCAAGACCAAGACGTTGCAGGCGAGCGAGACGTACACATTCCCCGAACTGGTCGGGCATGTGCTGCGCCCCGGCGGGTTCATCTCGACCCTTGCGGGCACGGCGAGTGCCATCAACATCCG